CTCTGCAAGGTTAGCCTCTTCAAGGTAAGCCTCTGCAAAGTTAGCCCCTTCAAGGTCGGCCCCTTCAAGGTTAGCCTCTTCAAGGTTAGCCCCTACAAGGTTAGCCCCTTCAAGGTTAGCCCCCTTCAGGTTAGCTTCTTCAAGGTCAGCCCCTTCAAGGTCAGCTTCTCCAAGGTCAGCCCCTTCAAGGTTAGCCCCCCAAAGGTTAGCTCTCCAAAGGTTAGCCCATTCAAGGTTAGCCCCTTCAAGGTTAGCCCCTTCAAGGTTAGCCCCTTCAAGGTCAGCCCTCGGCTCTATTGTGTATCCGTTAACAATCATTTTATCTAGTTTATTCATTTAGAAGTTTCCTCTCCCTCAATGACAGATACAAGATAGTTAGCATACCACTGGATCTTTTTAGCGTCTTGCAGGTCTGCATCCTTCTTACCTATCCGGATAGCATACTTAAAAATTTGGCCCAGAAGGTGCGCCCGTACCCCGTTGTGATGAGCGAGAACATAAGTCATTAAGTCCATGTACTCAAGACCGTCAGGGTAATTCTTATAGGCACTTGCCGGGATTAGCTCATAGTGTTTTGGGTTAATAATCTCATCACGCTCTTCTTCTGACATTTTCTCGAATTCACCATGAAAGTCAGTAGTATGCTCTTTGGTTTCGGATAACTCTTTTGCTATTCGTGCTTCAATTCTATTTTTGTACAAGACTTTTCCTCTCTTCCTCTAGGTAGTTTAGAAGCGCTTCCTTGGTTGCAAACCCCAAGGCTACCGCAGATCTATGCTCTGCAGCCTCTCTGCTAAACCCTGCATCGTACTCTAAAATAGCGGCTCGCTCATTAAAAAAGTCAAGGGCAAGGTCTAGCTGCTCTTCCCTTGACAAGCTTCTTGACATCAGGGGTAGTTTTAACATTCTTTACTCCATATAACTGATAGCTGAGTAGACCGCTTCTTCGAGATCGTCGTGAATTTCTGTTGCCATTGCAGTCAAAAATGGATTCAACTTATCTTCTGGGTTCTTCCAGATGATAATGATTTTGTTCTTCATGTGAGAGAACATAACCTCGCAGGCTGTCCCTTGGCCCTTACTTCCACTGTGGTCACGCCCATCCACAAGGAGGATTTCACACCGGGCGATATCCCGCAAGTCCTGTTTGAAAATACGCTTGGCAATGTTAAGCTTTAGCCCCCGGTCATCGTGTACTTGCTGGTGGTAAGGAATCCGACGAGTAGGATCTAAGTAAGGAACGTCAGCCATTTCAAGCATTTGACCAGCTTTCGTGCGCCAGCCTTTCATACTAGTCCCGGCCATACCGCTCATAGGTCCAGCCAAGTATACTCCAGTTATAAGCTTCATTGATTTCCCCTTCTCTATAAATAAGAGCAGTTTAGACACTTGCTCAGGTGTTAAGTTACTTAAAATGGAATTTCGTCGTCGAGGTCTTCGTCGGGATCAATCTCTTGGTTGTCAGCGATTTTGTTAACTTTCATGTCAACCATATCAAAATCGTCTTCGCGAGGCTTTGGGCGGTACTCGTTCAGGGTAGTTACTTGAACAGCCATAAGCATAGAAGCAACACCCTCACGACCACCTACATTGTAGTCATACTGGAAGATACGAACATTACCAATAGAACCATTACCGATAATAGCTGGATCTAGGTCTTCTAGAGAACCAGAGACAACCTTAACAGGGTTTTGAGGCTCCCCGTCTTTCTTCTTAGAACGCTTCTTTAGGTTTACCTTGTAGAAGACACCATCATCGTCTTCTGCTGGCTTAACACCAAGTTTTAGATCCTTCCACTCCTTTGCTTGCTTCTTATCGCGTGTACGGATCTGGACTTCCCAAGTTGGGTTTTCCTTGTCGAAGTGATCGTTAGGGTACTTTGGGTTTAGTTTACAAAACCATAGTTCAACATTCTTTAGTACAGCCATTTCATATTCCTCTTGGATTAATTGTTGTTATACATAATAGATAATAATAAGACCTTTAGAGTACCCCTTTAATATACCCTTTAGGGGGGGGGCACCTTTGGTCATTAGGCGGGAGTAATTTTCTTACTTGTTTTCATGATCTCTACAACCAGATCGTCGTTAAAGTCATCTCGATAAAGCTCCGCATAGAAGGGTACAATGGCCCCCTCACTTTCTTCGTGTGAAGAAGTTACCATGACACCGATGTAGTCTTCTCCTTTCTCTATGATTTCCCCGTAGTCACAACCAGAGATCCTTATTTCATCACCAATCTTAAGCAAAGGAAAAATCCGATTCAAGGACGTTTCTGACATCTAGTGTTCCTTTCTGTGGTATTAGAGATAGAGCCTCTAGTTGAGACAGTATGTACTCTAGAGGGTTCTTCTCATAAAGTTCTACAAACTTCTTTCTAACATCAACAAAGGCTTTGTCCATGTTTCCCGCATGGGAGCCGAAAGAGTCGTGAACAACAGTTACAGGGTAGCTTGTGTCATGGACATACATTGATAAGTGTACAGCGTCGATACTGTGTACAATGTTGGGCGCTGCTCCTGTTTTCTGTTTATCCTTGTTAAGGGTAGCCTCCTGCCAGAGCTGGATGCTAACACGAAGAGAACTATCTGCATAGAACAGCTCTACTTCTTTCTTTTTACCTCGTCGATAAGAGTGGACGAAGGGGAAGTTAGTGACAATTTGTTTAAAACTTATCGGGCGGTCTTTTTCATTTTCTTGTACAGCTAGCTGTTCAAACATCCGAAGCATTTTTGCAGGACCCTTGAGCTCTTGATAACAAGTCTTATAGATGAGATGACCGAGATAAGCAGACCACGCCTTGTCTTTATCCCGTAGGTACTCGGAAAGGTCGTAGGTGTCATCATGAACCATGTCCACCATGCCGTATTGAGTACCCCCGTAGCCTAGCGTCATAACTGGTCTTTTAACCGTTTTACGCCAGAGCTTTCTGTCTGTGACCTTAGACCAGTAAATTGGGCCAAGCTGTCTCTTTGTATCATAGGTTCGATTGCTAAACTCTTTAAGGCGCTGGATAGCTAACTTGTAACGCTCTGACCCCGGTACGCACTTGTTTACTTCCTGCCGGAGCCGAACAAGCTCCTTGTGTATTTCTGGGAAAGCCCGTTCAATAGAGCTATCCTTAACTTTTAGCTGTTCAACATCCCTTCTGACGTTCTGCATAACAGCCTCTGCAATAAACATGTACACATCACCGGGTAGCTCACTCGGGGTTAAGTTAACCAGTGGGGCAATTTCCTCGTCCTTAGACATAGCTACTAGGTGCTGGACACCGTTATTAGAACCGTCAACGTAAACAGGTAGACAACTAGGGAAGTCCTTTACTGCATAACCGTCCCCAGCCCAGTTACTAATAGCAGACCACTCGTAACAGCAAGCAAGAAAGCAGAAAGGTTTATCTGCCTCCATCCAACCTGTATACTCCAAGGGGTCCTGTACATAGAGCATCATGTCATCAAGAGAGTCCTTTGACCACTGATAGCGGTCATTAAGGCTAACCTTGTCGTTACCCCACATGTTTGCAGTGTGAACACCTAGCCAATACTCCCCTTTTTCACCTAGTAGCACGGGCTGGTCGAACATAAGAAGACCTTTGGCGTTGTCGCTAGCTTGCTCATGAAGGAAGGCGGTGTTAGGGTAAATGCGACCACGAAAGTCTACGTTATACAAGTGATAAAAAGCCTTGTTCAAGTTCTTTTCTGCTAGAGTTTTTACTGCCTCTACTTCGATTACTAAGGATGCCCTCTTTTCCATGTCAACTTCTTTGGAAAACTTAAAAGGTGTTTTCTCAGAGTTTAAACAGTTTACAAAAGTTTCATAAACAGGTGTATTAATCCGCCAAGGAGTCCTTTGCAGTTTGTTAAGGGTTTCGGTTAGATAAGAGAGGTCTTCCTCCTTGAAACGAGCTACTGCCTTTTCGTGAGCATGTTTGATAAGAGGGTAGCCTAGCTGTTGATGAAAGAACGAGTTTTGGGACCAGTCCTCCGGGGGTTCTGCTAGAGGGAATAGGTCCACTACTTCTTCATCAACTAACTCTACTATCCCCTTTAGAGCTTCTAGGTTTAGGACCTTAATTTGGTAGGTTGGATATTTTGAGCGCTTTCCCTTTACCTTTAAGTGTTTTGAATAGTACCCTAGTAACCCCAGCTCAAAGTAAGAGATCAGGAGAAACCAAGCAAGATGTACTTGCTCTACCTCATCTGCTCTGAGACGGTATCTGCGGTTTATACAACCCCCTACCGAGGTCAGAAGTTGCACTAAGGTGGACTTCCTTTCGACGGCGGTTAAGATATGCCCGTAAGTTACCTCAAAGGCGTTTCTAGAGCTAAGCCCGTATAAACGCCATGCCTTACGCCGCTTGTCCACTTTAGTGCCAGAGTTATCTAGTAGGTATTGTTTTCTATAGTCGAGGTCTTCGACTAGTTCGTCTAGTGTTGTTTTCATATGGCTTCCTTTTTAAAGACTAAATACTGTTAGGTATTCTTTTAGTAGAAGCTTCCCATAATCACCTTATTCGTCTGTAGAGGGTTGCTCCTCTTTTTCAAAGAAGAAAACACCTATAGAAACGATAAGAATGAGTAGGGCCATAGTTAATCCTTTAACAAAAAAAAAAATAGGGACACGAAACCCCCGCCCCGAAGGGCGGAGGGAGAGTTTTAGGGTGTCTCTGGCGAGGTTAACTGTATGTGGTGATACGGCCTTTTCGTACCGCTAGCCCCGCCAAGTACCGACCTTGCTTTGATTTGACTGGCAACTCCATACGGAACTTCCCGTCCTTGGAGATTCGGGTGACTTTTCCCGACTCCGATTCATACCACGTCACCGACTTGGGGGTGTCATGGGTCGCTACAAAAGGTGTACCAGAGGTTTCTTTTTGTACCATCCGCTCGGTATGCTCTTTGTACCGAGGGTCTTGCAGGTTGTAATAGTGTACGCGATCATAGTCGCGCCACACTTGTGTGATCTCTTTTGTTTTGAGATCCATACTATAGCTCGAAGAAGCCGTTGCACGGGTTACATAGTCCATCTTTGTTTCCTTTCCTAATAAAGGCAACCTACTGTTACCTAGAAGACCCCTCCAAAGAGGGGCTAACTAAGTTACACTAGGTCTTTCCCTTGCTGCTCCACAATCTTCAGGAGCTCTTGTTCCATTTCTTCGTCGATTTCCGGCTGGAAATCAACATAGGTATGCTCGAACTTGTTGTTGATCATCTCCACCAAATTTTCCATTGCGGTGTTCTTCCTTTTGGTTTTAGTGTCAAGTTGGCGTCGGCGAAGGGTGGTCACCTTCACCTTGTCAAGGACCAATCCATAGCCCTCAATCTGCGCATCTGTCAGGATTACGCTCTTCCCGGAAGGGAAAGTCACCCTACGTAGTTTTTGCATTTGCATTTGTTCCTCTTTCTTTTCGTCCACTCTTGAATCGCCGTGAGTATCTCAGGGCTAAAGAGTCCTACGGACCCTGCTACGCTTAAACCACCCCCCGTGAAGGGCAGGATAAACACCAAAAACACCAATGCGTACTTATTCGAGAGAAAGGGCACGCAGAAGAAACCTTTCCCCTTTTTCATTTTGAACAGGATACTTACTACCAAGTTCATAATGAGACGAATCACTATACCACCTGAAAACTCGATACTGATGAGGTTGATTAGTTCGTTAGCGCCCATCTTCTGTCTCCTAGTTTAGCGGTTTTTACTGTTACCCCTTCCGTTATCGGAATGGCCAGTTCGATCATAGTTTCCACCCCTGCCGTTATTAGCGGAGGCGTTTCCTTTAGAGGCCCCCGGAGAGGCCCCAGGGTTGCCGGGTTGGCCCGGAGTATTACCACCCCCATTGGGGGCAGCAAGCTGTCCGTCCTCGTGGCGCTCTGTGCCTCTCTGGCACTGGCACCGCTCCAGCAGATCGATAATCTGCAAGGGCTGCTTTTTGGAAGCCTTCTCAAAGTTTGTCACCTTGAGTACCTTCCCACACACACTGAACTGCCGTTCTTCGGCGAAAGTCCCTGTAGCTAGCGCCATGCCTAGTGCTACAAAGGTAACAAAGATAGTCTTCTTCATCCTAGTTCTCCTATTTCAGTAGTCAAAACCCTCAAGGAGGATTTTAGCATACTCACAGTAGCAGTACATGCCACCGTCTTTTTCGAACTCATCGATCGAGATTTTCCACTCACGAATATTACCGTGAATAGCATCACCTTCCGCGATGGACATCTTACGATTCCACCACTTCGGCATCTCGTCGAATTCCATTACTATGACAGCACCTTTACTATACATCGCTGCTTTTTCAAGCGAGTCAGTCCAGTGAGTTACTGCACGACTCTGAAAGCCTTCTCCAAGGCAAACCGCCTCGTGGAAGGTAGTTCCACGGTAAAAACGAAACATGGTGTCTTCCTCTTTAAGGAAAGTGAAAGCTGCCCCCGAAGGGGCAACTATTAGCAGTAGCGGCCTTCGTAGGCCTTCCGCAACTCATTGTAGAGTTGCCAAGCTTCTTCCTCGTCTTTCTCAAACTTGGAGCCGCTTAAAGACCATACTGCGCTGTCACGCGCATCGGCCTCGGTCATCCCTTTCAAAACATTTTTCAATGTTTCGTCAGCGATAGCCAAATTCCACGTTACACTAAGCTTAAGAGCTTTCTGAGCGGCGGACTGCATCTCGTACCAGAACATCTTTTGCTCAAAGTAAGAAGCAGCTTCTTCAGCCTGTTTCTCTTTTTTGGTCGAGAAAAAACCTTTGAACAAGTTCAGCATTGGAACCTCCGTTAGTTGCTGATTGATATGTTCTATCATTATAGATGCGTTAATTTTCTCACTTTTTTAACGCATTTAAAATGACAAAGCCCGTACAATTGAAATGGGGCCAGCCAAAGCCAGCCCCAAATCGTATTTTTAACGCATCAGGTCACCTGCAACGCATCCCACATATGTACCCGCAGTGCCCATGATTGGCCCCATGATTGCAGTGCTAATGCCAGCAGACATCAGAGTTGATCCGGTGAGAAAGGGTGCAGACAGCGCACCCGCCAGACCTACAACGGGTCCACCTACAGCCCCCACAGGGAGCATGGCGACCGTTACTACACCTAAAACGGCAGCACCAGTAACACCAATAACACCACCAATTACCACATCACTTGTAGTACACTCTACAGGTTCATCCGCGTATGCGGCAGTCGAAAACACCAACGTCATTGCGACCACGATCGAAGTGATGATAGATTTCATGATTTTCTCCATTTATCATGAGGTAGATGATACATTATTGTATCATTATAGATGCGTTGATTTTCTCAGTTTTTGTGAGGGGGTTTTTACCCCTCTTCTGCAGTCTCTGCTGCATTCCAACCCCACTCATTGCAGGGCTGTATTAGCTCCTTGTCAGGGAGCGGTGGTTCCCAGTACACTTCTAGAGTGTCTGGGTCTGCGCCACACCATTCGTGTGACGTAATTGTTCCATCTGACCAATGAAACACTTGGGATGAGTTAATTCCCATTTGCACCTCCTCTTGGTTGCACTCAATAACAGTGATACTATTGTATCATTATAGATGCGTTAATTTTCTCACTTTTTTGAGAGTAAAAAGCAGCCCGTAGACTACTCCCTTCCAGAGTTAGTTGATGCCGTATGTCTCAAAACGGCTTCGCGCCTTGGCCATCGCGTGGGCCTCATCGCGGGTTGTTATGATGTTTCTGCCCACCATGTCACGATAAATCGCTTTGCCATCTGATGTATGATCAACAAAGGCACAAGGATAACGGCGTCCATCTTCGCGAGTTGTATACATGTAGGTTTTCTCAATGGTCACTGTCTTTCCTTTCATCGTTGATCAGGCCAGTGTTTCCAGATATTTGTTCACCGAATAAGCAGACAGACTAAGACTGACGACAAGCGTTCCCGGTTTGTCTTCAGGAAAATACCCGGTTGCCTCCCAGCCCCCGTTGCCAAGGGACGTTGATCCATCCCACATGTTCGCCCGGATCATAGTCTTGATATCTTCAGCCGATTGAGGGCGGGCTGGATTGATTACTTTCAATGCCTTGACGGTTTCTTCAAGAGTGTATTTGTCGATTTCGATATAAAACATGGTGTCCTCCATTTGTTTGCCGATGATATGTTCTATCATTATAGATGCGTTAATTTTCTCACTTTTTTAGCCCAAAATCGATAAAAAAAAAAGGGACTCCCCGAAGGGAATCCCTGTAAGTTATTTTTTACGAGTCCACGATTTACGATTTTTATTATTTTGTGACCGTGTTGTGGTACGTAAATTTTTTGGTTTATTATTGGATCTACTGCGATCACGATGATCCACAAATCCTTTGACCCTTTTGCCAGTACTCATTTCTTTGACAATGCGGTGTACATACACTGCTTTACCATCAATACGGACTGTTTTGTAGCCGTCTCCATGATTAGTACCTGCAAGAGATCCCGCAGTCTGACGACCACGGGATTCTTTCCAGTATAGCTGGCCATTTTTGAGCTTGAAGAGTTTATTCCATTTCTTCATTATAGTTAAGCCCCTTCTTGCTTTCTACAAAGCCCGTACAATAACTTAACGAGCCCTGTAGTTGTTTTCACGGTTAGTAGAGTTAACCCCTGCAGCAATCTGTGGGATCATTCGCATAACCTCTTGTTTAGTCTGCCTAGAAATATCCCCAGTAATTTGCAGGTTAACAACAGTCTGCTGTCCACCTACTTTACCGTCTCCGTTAAACAGTGACTTTTGCTGTTCTTTAGTTAGAACCATTTCACCGGGGGTGAGCATAGTAGGAACACTGTCAATGTCGGTTCGGGTTGTACCCAAGGCAGGAACAATTCCTCCGGAGTTAAAGCCGAAGAGACCACCGAGGAAACTCCCTCCTTCTTTTCCTCCTCCAAAGAAACTACCAATACCGGAGAATAGGTTACTAAGCAGTCCGTCCTTCTTGAATAGACCGCCTAGAGCGCCATCTTCTTTGAAGAGAGAGTTCGCAAACTCCCCCGCTTTTGCACCTAGGTCTTCTAGACCAGAGTACATGCCCTGTAGGACTCCGTCAAGGAAGCTCCCTTCTTTGAAGAGAGACTCTGTGAAACTGCCAACAACAGTGTCAATAACCATGCTTGTAAAGGTATCTGCTATAGATAGGAAGAAGCTTTTGAAGTCCCCTGTTTTGAAAAGGTCGCTTACAGCAGAGCTAAAGCTCGAAGCAAAGGATTTGACAAACTCCTCTGCAGGAGTTTCCTCTGTGTCATCATCTCCTCCTCCTCCATCACCAACGCCAGTGACTTCTGGAATGTCCTCTTTAGACACTCCGGCGCTTATTTCGGCTCGCTGGTATTTGCGTTGGGCATTTTGTAGTACCTCTAAGAATTTTAACACAGAGGGGTGGTTAGGGTTGAAATCCCTTTTCGTTATCTCTTTGTTGTACTCTTGGAAGAGTCGATGTACGCTATCGTAATACCTGTTATCTACGTTATCATAGCCAACAAGACCGCCGGAATTAAAGAACTGTGGTAGCATACCCCGGTTAATTGCGTCAAGGAAGCCTCTCCCGAACTTGCTTACAGAGGAAGCCTTAATAACGTACTCACCGTTAGAGAGCATAGCGGGAATGTCATCAGAGGTTCCAGTACCCGGTCCAGAAATGTAACCACCTGAAGCTCGAGTTTCCCTTCTTATTTCTGATCCCGCTGGAGGGTTAGGCTCGTCAGAGTCTCCGAATCCGAAGATATTGGCAATTTTACCTTTAAACGAGTCTTTTAACTCCGCCATCTTGCTAATCAAGTTGCTTATTGTTTCAACAACAGAGTCAATAGCCTTTTCAATGAGCTCAAAACCACTGGTAAAGAGGTTAATAACTGGCTCGGCTGCTTTCTTCGCGAGTTCCCAAGCGCCGCTAAAGTCTCCACTCAGGGCCTTACCTACTGCTTCCAACAGGTCTAGCACTGATTGAATCGTTTCTACCATGAAGGTAAGAACTTTGCTAGAAACAAGTTTGGCAGTTTGGCCCGCGCCCTCTCCTGCGAAGTAAGACACTAGTGCGCCAATGGCTGTAGAAACCCCTTCCACTAGCTTGTCCTTAATCACCCTAAAGAGGCCATTTATCCCGAGAGCATCAACGATTAGCCCAACAAGCCCTACGGTGGATAGCGCCCCAAAAATAAGACCCCTAAAACCAAAACTCGCAAATGTACGAAAGCCGAGTTTAGCACCAGCTATAAGGTTATTACTAAGCCCCCTAGCTATGACAGGAATAAGCCCTGTAAAGGCCCCTTTCTCTGTTTTAGATATTAGAGACTTGAGCAGTAGGCTTCTAAACTTACTACTGAACAGGGCAAAGGTGCCAATTCCAATAGTAATGTTTGAAATCGATTTAGCTAGGCCAGCAGAGAGGGTTTGACTGAACTCCTCACCGAAAAGCCCACTTATTATACCTTCAGAAAGGCTATCTATAGCGCTACCAATAGCTACCATCCAGTTGGCTACTACTTTTTCTCCCTCTACGGCATTGCTGAAGAGTGCGCCTATCATAACACCAAAACGGCGGATAGCCTCTAAAGTTTCCTCATTACTGAGAGCACCGGGCCCAATAGCGACCGCTGTAGCTACTAGTTTTATAGAGAGCGGTGTTCTTGAATAGAGAAGCCAAGCCGCACCAATAGCCAAACCAATCTGCGTGGCAGCAATCTGAGCTTCCTTGGCAAAACCGACTCCAATTTCTGTACCAGCCTTTAAAGCCTCGCTAAGAATATTGCTGGTAGCCTCAAAAGAGAGAAGGATACCTCTAGTTAGGGCGTTTCCTTTTATAAACCGCCCCAGAGTAGACTCTTCGAAAGACATAACAGTACTGTCTAAAACCGTAGAAAAGGCTTCAGGTAAAGTCATGTCTGAAAGCGCTTTAGTGAACTCAATGCCTCTGTCGAAGGTTTCCCCTATGCTGTTAAAGAAGTTACCAAGCTTTGTAGGTGCTTTAATTTCTGTACCGAAAGGGCCATAGTCTACCGTCTTTTCTAGGAAGTTATCGTTAATGTAATCCTTAAAGTCTGACCACTTGTTTTGTAGGTTTGTAATTAGCTTACTGAAGCCACTTTCTACAGGAACAAAGTAACCCTCACCTAGCTCTAGTTGACTAACAAAAAGCTTTTCGCTAATAGCTTCTCTTAAGTTACCATAGATGGTTGTTACTTCGGCTAGAAGATTAGAAAAGACCTGCTTGATAGACTCACCCCAGCCTTCTAGAGTGTCAATAACTGGAGAAATTGCATCTAGTAGAGCCCCAGAGTCACCTACAGCGGTTACTCCGTGCTTTGCCGCCTCTTCCTTTTTCCAGATACCCCACCAGAAAGGGTTGCCAACAATTTTCTTCATAAGATCTTTGAAGAAGTCAATAACATCTCCAACAAAGTCTTCAACGGTTGTAAGTGTGCCGCCAACACCTTCAAAGATATTTCCAAGGTCTATTTTAAGACTGGCGCTCTCGCGCAAGTTGGAGAAGAAACCAGTAACCTCATCTACAAAGTTGCTAATGCGGGTTGTTGCAGTATCTATGCTAGGAAAGATTTCGTCTAGTGTAATTGGTGTAGTTGCAAAAGTGAAGGCAAGATCAGCAGCGTTACTTATCGTGTCTATAGCTGACCTAACCACCCCCTTGACTTGGTCTACTAGTTCTTCGGAGGTTGGAAGAGAAAAGCTTAAAAGAATGGAGTCAAGAGTACCTACACTCAGGTCTTTTAGTTTAGAGAGTCCGGCTAAAAAGTCTTCAGCGTCTAACTCTTTTAAACTAGAGAAAAGGTCTGTAAAGACGTCTATAACATCATAAACGAAGCTATAGGTATTAAGTACGAAGAGATCAAACTGTAATTTAGTCTTGATTACAAAGTCGCCAATGTTATCTGCCACAAAAGAAAAGACTTTGGTCAGCCCTACGATTTTTCTTTTAAGGACATCGGAAAACCCAATCTCCTTGTCAATAGCGGCCAAGGCCCTAGTGAACTCGTCACTCATGACGGTAGTGAGACTTTCTACGGTAGCCTCAATTAGTTCAAATTCCTCTTGGATTTTTCTGACAATTTCTGGGTCGGTAATAGCTTTAAAAACGCCTTGTGCGTCAATGAGCCCTTCTTTTGCTAGGGCCCTGAGCTCACCGAAAGGAACCTTCATGCCATCAGCAATAGCTTCTGCAAGCCGAGGAATCTGCTCTAGGACTGAGTTAAGTTCTTCCCCTCTTAGAGTACCAGAAGCTAGACCCTGACCAAGCTGAATAATAGCAGCTTCAGCAGAAGAGGCGGTAGCCCCCGAGATAGTGGCTGTTTGTAGGATGGTCTTAGTGGCCTTGATAAGTTCCTCAGAAGTCTTGTTTGAGCCCTTGAGAGAAATACCGAGACGGTTAAAGGTATCCGCTGCCACCCTTACAGGGAGGCGAGTTTGTGCAGCGGTTTCGCGAATACTCTTCATCGTCTTCGTTAGTTCTTGACCTCTCCCAACGACAAGAGCTAGCCGGTTTTCTAGACCAACAATGGAGTCTGACGCGCTACTGAAAGCCTTCACGACGGCACCGCCAGTAAGAGCGGCTGTCAGGCCGATTGCTAGTTTCCTAATAGCGGAGGTAGTATTGTTTATGGTTGTTTCAATTCCCTTGATACTGTTACCAAGAGACTTAATATCTTGTTTAGCCTGACGACTGTCAGAGCGTACTCTAATCTCTACGCCTTGCGCCATAAGTGTCTCCTTAAAAATTTTGCCCCCTAACAGACCGCGAATAAGGCGGAGCCATCAGAGGGCAAGGTATTAGATCGGGGAACCAATCAGTCCAATTGTTGTGAGAACCTGCTCAATAAAGTATTTAGGAGCTTGTTTACTACTCCCTCTATTGAGGTAAGTAATGTGCTCCACAGGGTTCTCGATTACATAGCTTGTTTCGCCACGGAAATCCAATTCAGGGCGGGAAGTCCAGCCAGAACGCGCCTCTCCTGTGTCTACAGGGGTGACTCGACGAAGGGAGGTCGTTGCAAAAGCAACACGAAGACCTACCTCTTCTTCTGCTATCTGTTTTACCTCTTCCTCTATTCCGCGCATAGCTTCTTCGAAGTTTACAACTTCTAGTGATACTTTCATTTTAACCCCTTCGGTGTCCAGCCGGAGTCATCTCCGTTTTTAGCGTTCATCATCATTTCCAGAATCTTGCCTTTAGGCATCGCTCTGTCGCCTTCTAGACGGCTTTCTGAGTACTGCTTAATCTGTTTAAGGGTTTGGAAAGTAGACTCTGCTTTTCCTTTGTAACCAAAAGAACTCATGATCAAGTGGGTGCGATAATCTTCGCGCCACCCAATAGGTTCGTACTTGAAGAACTCAATCCACTTTAAAAACTCATCATAAGGCATTTCTTCTTTGAGTTTATAAACAGGCATCTTCAGAAAGCTTGCCAGAGTAAAAAGGGTTCGTTCTTCTTGTGTTAGTTTCCCGCTTTATCCGCCTCTAGTAGCCCACAAAGCTTTAGAACTTGTTCGGCTAAGAAGTTTAGGTCAACGGGGGAAAAGGTATTAAAGTCTTCATCAGTTAGTTCTTCGCTCCCAACGACGCCAGCCCGTAGAACCTGACGAACTGCATAAAGCTCGTCAGCCCCTTTAGGGGGGTTTTTCATGATTTCTTGTAGCTCTAGAACCTGCTCGACGCTGAGTTTCTTAATTTCAACATCGCTTCCCAAAAACTTAATTTTCTTTGTATGTACTTTACCAACTAGATGTTTCATGATTTTTCCTTAGTCTAACTTATCTTGTTCATTGAATAGCGCTGAGTTGTGCTTCTGGAAGTCGTCTAGCATCTTCCGCACGGTATGGAGTGTTGAAAGGGTCTCCATAATTTCCCTACCTGTTGATGAGTCTTGATCAAAGTCTTGGAAGCGCTCAAAAGACTTCCGAATACTAATATCTACACTGCGCCGCATATGACGGAATGTTGTCCTCATAACAAAGGATTTGCTAAAGGGCTTATCCATTGTTTATTCCTTAATACTTTAGAGCGGGGAGACCCCTAAGAGCCTCCCCTAAAAACTATCCAGAACTTAGAAAGTAGCTGGACCGTAGAAGTCTGACTGAGCCGTGATTGTTACAGTAGCTGTAACTGAGTCAGTTAGCTGTGAGTTTACAAGAATTGCTTCGATACGACCAATCCAGTAGAACTCGGTGTTTGCTACGGATAGAGTTGAGTCTGCACCCTCGTCCTGAGTAACAGCAGAAGCTGCCATCATGAAGCGGAAAGCAATTTCTGTACCGATTAGGCTGTGGATGTCAGCCATGTCGGCAGGTACGTAGTTGACGGTAACTTCGATTGAAGGAGCGTCAGCCTGACCCTGAACCTGTGAAGAGGTGGCCTGACCGAAGACAGGAACGTTCACGATGTTTGCAGGAGTACCGATTGCAGGGAATTCGCGGACGGAAGGCATACGAACATGGTTTGCTACGCCTGTTACCTGACCATCAGCGGTGTCAGCGGTGCCGGGGGTTGAGCCAACAAAGAGAGCTGCAAATTCAGCAGCGGTGTCTGTGCCAGCAGGAATCGCCTCCGTAACCATGTCAAGGTATGTATAAATACCTGACTGTAGTGAAGAGATATGAGCCATTATTAGCCTCCATATAAGATGAATGGTATAAAATAGGTTGCGCTATAAAGCGCTGAATTGGCAGAGTCAATGCCCTCTACTGATAAGTAGGAAGCACCCAATCTTGTTCCGTTTGCTAGGTTTTTGTTCTCTAGAACAGTGTCTAACAAGTCTGCTATTTCCATAAGCCTTCCTTGGCCCTCGCCAGAAAGCACGAAAATCTTTACTGCAACTAAGCCTGACAGCTGCTTATCAGAAGCACCAAAGGATACGTTTGAACCAGTACTAGGTAAAATAGAAACTGAAACGCGTTCACCATCAGTTATATCACCTTGGTAGTTGTCAGGGTAAGTGTTGATAGAGTTTACAGTCCAACTAACACCTGCAAAGACGCCTTCGATGTCTTCAAGAACGTTATCAAACATGTTACGTCTCCTTTACAAGAGTTGCTTCAATGTGATAGCCGCTGTCTGTATAGTCGGTTATACGATAAACAACAGAGTTGACAGTGAGAGTATCATAGACACTCATATCAGGCCCTGCTTTAAAGATTGCAGTAGAAGAATAGGGTTGCCCAGAGGATTTCTTAGTATCTGTTATAATGACCTCAACGGTAGCTATAGAGCTAGAAGAGGTCACTCCTCTGGACCCAAAGTCGTAAGCAGTAACTGTTTTACTACTCAGTGTGCCCGTTTTGACAAGATCACTAGCCGCGATAAAGGCTCTGTTAACAGCATCTGTAATCTTAGCCCCTAACGACATTAGCTATACCTCCACCAAGAAGCGCCATAGCTGGTACGACCCTTGACGAGCAAGGGTTTAATGAACCTCATAGCGTTCTGAGTTTTGATTGGTATACGCGCAACGTCGCCGTTGGAGTCAGAAAGACTGATTGAACCAATAGAGATTGACTCAAAGGTTTGAGTGCTGCCTACTTGCAAGTCTTCATTATTAACTAGATGAAGGGCCTGCTCGTAAACAGCAATCTTTACTCTTTCTGGAATCTCCGTTGACCCGATGCTGATTTCTTGTCCGAGTTTGTCGTCGAAGTAAACAGCGTTTTTACGGGGCCAAGCTAGGGCTTGAGAGGAACTAACAGCATAGCCGATCCAAGCTTGCTCATCAATCAGCTGAGTAGCTGTAACAAGGGCTTGCTCCTTAACATCGTCTGAAGCGTCTGTCCAGTTAGCACTATCAATACGAGTCTCAAAGTAGTCATCAGCGTCTGCCAATTCGACATAGCTATTTGTATTAAGAACTAGTGCCATTAGTCCCTCCTAAGATTAGGCGTGGAAGATTGGTAGAATGCCAAGGTTTAGTGAGTCCATCTTACGGGCGTAGGAGGCAGCTGCACC